TGTATCTTCGAATTTCTTGTACATTAGTAGACATCATTTGATAATCGCCAATCGTCATGGCAACAAATACAACATCACCATTGTTTAGCTTTTTCATTTCATCCAAAAATTTGTCAAGATAGGTGTACCCTACAGGCCATTCTGGATGCTCGCGTTCCTCTAATGTACAATCCTTCGGTCTTCGAGTTTTAGGGGTACCATCGTCATTATTCTCACCCGTAGGGATAGCCTTACAAGGATTGGCAATTACTGCTTCTGATACAACATACCATTTAGGATTTTCTAAATTAATAGCTCTTGGCAAAGTTGGTTGAATAATTTCTATTTTAACCGGCTTGGTTACTATTTCAACTTCTTTAGTACCTAAACCAAGAATTGAACATCCACTAAGGAGTGTTAGGAGTATTGAGCTCGCTAATAGCTTTGCTGTCATTCTCTATGTCTCCAAATACTTCTGCAGTTCCATTATTAAAAGTAGGCTCAATCAATCCTGGTTTGGCAACCGCAAGTTTGTTAAGATTATGTCGAGCAAATATAGCAAGATACTGATCTTTCTCTTGCTCTATTTGATTGTAATTACGTTGAAGGTTTGCTAACGATTGTCCTTGTCTTTCATAAGATTCACGCATAGCATCCATGGCAGCTTGCTGTTCTTGAACGGCCGCTTCCAATTTGATTGCGTTCTCTTTAAGGGTAATATTTTCGTTATATAACCAATATGAACCTAAACCGAGAACCAAAATAATTCCGATGAATATTTGGTTAAACATTAATCCTCTTCGGACGGTGTCTCTGGTGTCTCTGGTTCAGCAGCCAATTCAGCTGCCATAGTTTCAACTTCTGCGACTTCAGGATGACCTGCTGTCATGTCTTGATACTTTTGATTTAATGCAGCTCTTACTCGAGTTGTCATTTCATCATCAAAAGCCTTTTTGAGGTTAAGCGGGTTATTATCCAACGCTTGTGAAATAATATCATTTACTGGCATTTTATTCTCCATTCATTATTTAAAAAAATTATTTATACTTGTTCCATGCGAGACATTAATCTCTCTGCACGTTTGGTAACTTGTTTGTACCATGTGGAATCACGACCTTCTACGGCTGCCGTTTTCCAATCGCCGTCAAGAATTGCTGCGTGCATTTTCTTGAACTTGCTTAATCTTGTTCTTCCCATGTTGAACATCATATTAACCAAGATTTGTTGTACTTCGTCTGGTAAGTCTCCAAAGACCCCTTCTTCGTATAACTTATCACATTCTGATATTGCTGTGTCGAGATCTTTTTCGAAGCATTCTTTAACTCTTTCTTCTGATACAGGATCACCAACTTCCCAGCCGTATTCTGGATCTGTTTCCAATACCAAGTGACCAATTCCAAAAGTAGGATATCCAAGGTGATCTTTGTAGATTTCATATACTACACCTTCGTCAATTTTTAATTGTTCAAATACAGCTTCTCTATCTAATTTTGTATCTCTAAAAAACATTGTTTTACTTCTCCATTAATTAGGTTACTAACTCAAACTCCGCAGATTTATTAGAAAATGCAATTGCCCATCTGTCATCGGAATCAATAAAGCAATAATCTATTGTACCTTTATCAGGTCCATCTATTACTTCCCAAAGCCAGCATACGAAGCCATCTTTAAGTCTTTTGTCTGACTGAGCAATTGCACTAAAGAAAGCTTTCATTCTACCTTGAGCACTCCAAAAATGACCGTATCGAATTTCGTCCGATTTCCAAATATCTTTGTACTTGGTTTGAACGTCTTTGTAATCTTTACCGATTACATGTTTCTTCTCTGCCCTTGTTCTGAAAGGTACTATTCCTATTCCAAGAACCTTTACCTTACCGTCATATACTGGTAATCCTCTGATACCGTAGTTTTGTGCACTGCGGCCTTTCCATATAGGTGTTGCTACAGCACCAGGTTTAAGTGAAGCCATGGTCAATTTACCTTCTTGAAGGTTTTCCCATTTTTTAAAGCTATGCATTTTTTTCTCCTTTAATTATCCTGCAGCTGAACCGAGTGCTTTCTTTAATGCAGCTCTTTCTTTATCTCGTTCTTGCCTGCGCTTTTCTCTTTCTTTTTCTACTTCATCCTGCGCTTTTTGCCTTTCGGCCTCTGCAGCATGTTTTAATTTAATTCTTTCTTTTTCTTTGTCTTGACGTTGTTTCATAATTTCAATTTCAGATGCTTGTCTTGCTTTTAATTGAGCTTGTGCAACTGCATCTTCCATTTTAACTGTACCCATAATATCGCGTATACGCTTTTTGTGTTTCTTCATATTCTTTTTAGAAACACCGGGTTCTCCGTCAGGACCAACTCCTAAACCAGCAATTGCTCCACTGCCGACAGAATTAGTCGGCTCTTCTTCCATTTCTCGTTTAGCAGCTTCAGCAATAATTGATTCGTTTTCTTCTAAGAATCGAGTAATTGCTATATCAAAATCTTCTTGCATTGATTCTTCGGTAATATAATTAGTTGCATCAATTCTTTGTTGCTCTCTAATTAACCAAAGAGCTGTAGCATAACTTGCTAGTTTAGTTTGTCCGCCTGGTAGTTTTGCTAATAATTTTTTAATGTTCAGTATCATCTGGTCAAAATTGCCAAATGCTTTCTTCTGCTCATTTTTGCTAAAGTCTTTACGCTTGATAAGGATATTTCCTTTCGCGTCAATAATACCTAGCTTATAAGCTTCCCACTTATCAAAAGGTGTGACTAACCTTTTAATAAACTGATACACTAAAAATAAGTCTACTATCATTTAGATTTCCTTTAACCTTAGTTTTATAAATTCATCTCCATCAATAGAATTTGAATTTATCATCATATCATCATATACTAACAGTTCGGGCATGTAATTTAAATATTCCACAAATGGTTTTAAATATTCATGGAATTCATGCAACCTCATAAACAACATATTAGTTGCTGTTGGACCAAACACATTGTATATCACAATGAGATGGTTCAGGATCAACCTTTCCTTTAATTCATTATCTTGTCTATAACGACTGAATAGTTTACGAAGATATTGAAATCTTTTAATATCCTCTTCAAACTCTGACATCTCAGTACACTGAGGATTGTCATAATGTTTCATCGCATATAGCAGAAAGGTTGATTCCGTCAAATTCATAACAATAAAAGGCTAACTATTTAGAATTAGCTATCAGCTACAATTGTATCTTCAACTGCAGTATTTCCTGTAACACCCAAGTCACCAGCATCTGATTGTGATACCTTCATAGGTACCAAACATTCTGCAAAATGACGGCCATTAGCTGTATGGTATAACCACCAACCTGGACCTGTAAGACCTTTAGCTCTGTTAGATGCAACTCTTGCCTCTGTCAAATCAACGAATACTGCGTTGTCTTTGTCATTGGACTTATTAGTGTTATTAACATCGTCCTCGAGCCACTTAGGTGCATCAGCAGCTGTGTCTGTTTTTCCCCATAGTGCCATTGTTATTCTCCTTAGTTTATTTTATTAACGTTAATAATAAAAAATTTAATTTATTTTAAAGCCTTAAAAAGCTCATCAACTAAATCGGCTTTCTTTTTTCTTTTGTCTAACTCGACACCTGCTTCTCTACCTTTAGCTTCAAGATCTGCTTTTGTTAATTTATTTAACGCAGCTCTAGTAACTTTAGGACCAGCAGCAACAGCAGCCTTCTTAGGTTCTGCCTTTACTTTTACTGGTTCTACTTTAGCAGGAGTTTTGTTTAAACCGAAAAAGTCTTTTAACCATTCAATCAAAAACATAATTTACTCCTATTATATAATAGAATTAACCGCCGCAGTTAGAGGCAGCTAATTTCTTTTTCTTTACATCAGTCTCGAGAGTATCAGATGCTTCTGTCTCATCGAGGTCTTCTGCTTTCTCATTGTCGCCTTTCCAGTTAGCATCGACGTAATCAAAGAATTCTTTCTTTTTCTTATCGTCTAATTCAGCTGGTGAATCGACTCCAAACTTTTCTAATGCTTTACGAAAGAATTCTTGATATTCAGTATCTTCTTCGTTTTGTAAACGAGACATTACTAAATCTTCAATCTTACTTTCGATAATTTGTTTCCAATCCATTTCAGGACTCCTAATTTTTAATTTAATATGTTTATTTATAACAATCTGGTTATTCTAACTTCCAAATTGTTAACACCTTTAATCAGTCTATGGTATTCGCCTTTTTTTATTATAAAGCCAATCCCAGGTTTTAATAATATAGGTAAAGAATTTTCAGGTTGAAATTGCCAACCATCACCATTCAATACTTCAATCATTCTATCTTCGTTATCTCTATGCCAAACAAATTCTTCGTCAGGCTGTTCAACATCAAAGATACGAATATCTTCTATATCTATATAGGGGTTATTACCACCAGTAATCGCCGCCACCCTTAAGTCCAAGTTCTTTTGCGTATTTGGGTAATCTACATGCCCAATATCCTGCAGACATTTTGTCATCTTTAGTATCGCAATTGTGTCTGGATGCAAAATTCTTCGCTGCTTCTCTATCGTTAATTTTAGCAGTAAGTCCACCTTTTTCATCGCCGAACTCAATCTTTTTAATATTGCCTGTGTCAGGATTTCTAACGTAGACAACATATTTCTTATCTCCGCTTGAACGTTTTGGTTTATTTAATTCAGGTTCTTTTTCCGCGGCTAATAAACCTGGAAGACCGTCATTAAATTCTACCATAGGTGTTTCTAAAGGAACTGTAACTCCTTCATATAATCCGAAGTTTTCGTATTTCCATTCTGCTATCTTTTTCATTAGTGATCCGAATCGTCGTTTCTTGCTGTTTTGTTTGATAACACAAATCTCCTATTAGGATTAACAGCAACTTTAAATTTTGTCATTAGTTTTCTATTTACCAACATCTCTGATGCGGTATCTTTTAATGATAAAGCAATTTCAGCAATATGTTTCTTATTGTTAAAATATATTTCATGTTCAATAACAGGTCTTTCATCAAATGGTTTTTGACCTCTCATTGGTTTTGATACGTATAATAATTTATCTTCAAACTTATATCCGTTCTTTGTCCAAGTAACCTTATCACCTTTGACATCAATACTATCAACATGTAACATGCTTGCTTTTGCACTGTTACCAGTATCAAACTTTGCACGAACAGGATTCTTTTCCATACCTTTGAATATAATCGTTTCAATATATCCAGCTTCTTGTCTAAATAAAGGTCTTCTATTGACATCTTTAGAAAAATATTTTATAATACTTTCCAATACTTCTTTATCGGTTATCTTTCCTAGTTTTTCTTCTGTCCACGGATCGTAACCTTCAAAGTGAGAACGAATGCCTGGAGAACCATTTACTTCTAGAATATATGGTTTGCCGTCGACCAATGCATGGTCAACTCCACAATACATTGCACCGCTTGCTCGAGCAGCTGCTTTAATTATTTTAATTTCTTCTTTTGATAAACTATAAGGTTCTGTTGATGCACCAAGGTGAACATTGTTTCTGAAATCTTTGCTTTTTGTTTCTCGTATTCTTTCGGCAGATGCAATAATTTTACCACCTAATACAAGAGTACGAATATCAGATTTCATTTCCTTAAATTCTTGTATCAATAAATCTGCATCATATTTCCATAAAGATTGACATACACTTTTGAGAGAACTTTCACTATCAATCTTCATAACACCAACACCTTGTGTACCTTTTAGTGTTTTTATAATAACAGGAAATTTGCCACCTACTCGTTTATGTGCATCTGGTATTGCGTCAGAATTATTAATAATTGATGTTTTTGGAATTGGAATATTGTTTCTTTCCATCATCAATGCACTTGACATTTTGTTATCACAAGTTAGCATCGAGTCAAGATCGTTTACAACTAAAAATCCAATATCTTGTAAGGCAGAAACCATTGATTGTGAGGATAAAGTTTCAATAGCTCCTGCTCTAACAAAGACAATAGAATTATATGTTTCTACAACTGTATTTGTATTTTTTCCGTCAATGTTGTGAAGCTTAACTGAACCAATTTCAATATCTGAACCAGCAATCCAAGCCTTTCTTACATCAACGAAATCATATTTAATATTTTTCTTTGCGCATACTTCTTCCATGATACCAGCAAAAGTATTATCTCCTTCACCCGTACCTAATACAACGACGTGCAATTCTTCGTAAGAAAGTTCTTCGGTTTCTTCTTCGAGTATTGATCGTCTGTATTCAGATATGCTTTTCATAATATTAAGTTAAAGTTGTAGTTACTTTAGTAACTGTGGGAACAATTCTTTAACATCTTCATCATCCATAGCATAAGCATCACCTTGTAAGAATTTTAGAATGTCTGCTTTTTGACCAGTGATGTCAGCGGTTTGACGACCTGTCATTTTGATTTTAATTTTGAATTGTCTTTCTGATTGTGCACGATCACTTGAACTGCCAATATAGTCAATATCAATTGTTTCAAGCCCGCGGCCTGCACGTAATGCTTCTGCAATTACTGATTCGTCCAAAGAAATGGTTACTTCCTCGTTATAAGGATAACCTTTTAATGGTTCCTTTTCTGGACTAAGTTGAGCTTTGATTTTTTCGTAAGCTAGTTTTTGTAGCTTCTCTTTAAATTCTTTTGTGCGACCATCAATTATCTTTTTGGTTTCAGCATCTAATTTCTTTTCCACGTTTATCCTCCGAATTCGTGTCCTGCGACTCTCTTCATTTGTTTTTTAAATTCAGAAAAGTCAGGTTTTGATTTATATAGTTTGATTGATAAATGGTCTTTTTCTTTGCCTTTAATGCGCCAATTATAACCATCAGCTTTATGTTCTGGTTTCGTTGTTTTCACAACACGTCTTTTGTATCCGTCTTCCCATGTTTCTTCACCTAAACTTTCAAGTTTGCCACCTGCAGCGGTGAAGGCTGCAATTGCCATATCTCGACGCTTTTCTTTATCAGCCCCTTTAAATTGTGGAGCATCTGATTTCATAAAGTCATCAATCCAAGCTCCGAGACCATCAGAGACCTTTAACTTTTCTTCCAAGTTTTCTAAAAGTTCTCTGAAGGTTTTCATTAATCTCTGTCCATGTCAATGATGCCATCGTAATATCCTCTTTCGATACCACCCATGTAATCAAATATTGCTTGTTCAGCATTTACTAAACTTTGATATATTGCATGTGGATTTCCTCTCTGAGAAGACCCGCCTGTTTCAGCAGTATATTGCATATCATCTTGCATCTTCGCAACTTTATGAATTGCCATTTGCATGTTCTTTAAAGCTTTGAGTTCTTTCTTTCTATCGAACTCTTTACCTTCAAACTTAGTAGGTTTATAATAAGGAATTCTTGCTTCCTCTAAATCCTCTTCTTTTAATTCATCGCCTTCTGGTTCAAAATGAGCATTAAGAATAATATCAATGAAGTCTTCGGCATCGTCTTTGCTTCGAACTTCACCGTTATCCATTGCCCAAGTTAATAGTTCGTCTTCAACATTTTTAGGTAAATCCTTACGACCTTTTTGGAATGCATCAATATGTCTTGCATGTTTCTTAACAAGTTTACGCCAATCAGCTGCACGTAAACCAAACATGTTTTCAACATTTCTAACATTTTCAACTACAGGTTTTTGTTCTTTATTATAAGAAGCAACTTGTCTTAATGCTTCGTATATATTGCCTTTAACATCTTTCATTATTTGCCTCCATGCGATATTACAATACTTCTTAAATATTCACCGCCTTTTGCGTTTGGATACATTTTCATAAAAGAAGCATTGTCGCCTGTTGCGATAATTGCTGCTATTGTTTCACTAGGATCTGTATCTAATCCATAGATATGTTTTCTAAGGCCATTTAAATTTCCTGCCTTATAAAGATCAAGCGCTTTTTGAAAATCCTTTTTATCGTAGCCGCCAATTTTAACAAGATCTTCTAAAGATTTATTAACAGAAGCAGTTGCTTCTTGTAATTCAACTTCTTCATCAAACATACCTGCAGCTTTCATATCTGCCATAGCAGCCTTTTTGGCTTTTTGTAATTCTTGTTTTCTAAATTTTTCAACGGCTCTTTTAATCAGGGCTAATCTTTTCTTTTTATCAGCATCTGACATTGCCTCTTCGATTGTTGATAACATCTCTTTGAAAGTTTTCATTTTTTTTCCTTTATTGATATCTTGACCTGGAGTATCTTTTTGTAATCTTTCACGAGCTTTGTCGGTTCCCCAATCACCAGCTCCACCAGTTTCGTTTATTTTATTTATATTATCCATACTTAAACTTGGTCGGCAAGATCTTTATCAGCTTTGCCCCAAGTACCTGGTGATTTTGTAGCAAAACTATTTACTCTTGCTAATCCCCATTGTACTGGAGTTGTTCCAGGTCTATGACCAGTTCTCCAGGCAGCAACTCCTCTATCAAACACTTTCTTTAAAATATTTAGAGGCATTCCTGATTTTTCGGCTTTATCTTTTAAAGCCTTTTCAGGAGAAGATACTTCATTAACAAATTCTACTTGCTCAATCAAATCATATATTTCTTTAATTCTTTGTTCGGTTATTTCCTTTTCAACTTCAGCTCTTTGTTTCTCTAAAGCTTCCATTTCTTTGGCTTTACTATACATTTTAAATCTATAATCAAAGTTTACGGTACTATCTTGCCTTAACAACTGATGTGGTCTTTTTAAACCTGCACGTTCCATATTGCCTTTAACAGCTTCACCGAACATTTTCTTAAACTTGTTTGAATGTTTGGACGGTTTTGTTTCTGCTTCTGCATCTCCAGGAGCAGGTTCATATGCTTTTGGATTATCGTCGTCCATTTTTGTCTTTTTATTAAAATGCGCTTGACGCTTATCTTTTGTTGAATTGCCTAAACCTTTATAATATCCAGGCTGCTGTTTTTGTTGTTTAGATTCTTTATCTTCTTCTTTTTGTAAGCGTTCTTGAATAGAAGCTGCTCGATATAATTCAGGATTAACTTCTTCGTTTGCATGTCTTAATGCTTTTTGAACTTCAGGATGTTTGGAAAGGTTTCTTTTGAGTTTATCAATTTCTTTAATTGCGTAATTCATATTACCTGAAAGGTCTAATGCTAATTCAATTCCTAACTTAACATTGTTGTCTCGATTGGCTGCTTGCTTTGCTCTAGGATTATTTTTATAATATTGAGCAACCTCAGCACCTGTTAGTTTTGTTTTACCCATAGGTGATAAAGGATCTACTTTACCATCTTTAACTCTCTCAGCAAGGAATTGGTCTACAGCAAAATTCAACTGTTCGTTAATACCCAATCCTTTACGAACATCTTTAAATAAAGATTTAATAATGTTTTCGTTTCTTGTAGGTACACCTTTCTTGAAGGTTGCATAATCGTTATCAACAGCAAATCCTCTCATCTTGCTTGCTGACATTCCTGATACATCATCAGAATCAGGATCTCTGTCACCAGCAGATACAACATTAATATCATCAAATGAATAATCTTTTCCGTTATATTTTTGTAATAGAGTATTGAATTCGTTAATGCGATCTGAACCTACAACAACCACAAGCTTAGAAAATTGTTTTTGTAATTCTTTTGCTACTTCAATGATTGTTCTTGCATTTGACTTAACAACGTATTTTTTACCAAATAATGCTTGCGCATATTGGATTTTTTGGTCGTATGTTAAAGGATTCTTTTTTGCATCTTGTGTTTTTGATAGGTATACTAGCGGGGTACCTTTTTCATCAATAGCAACAGAAATAATCTTATTAACAAGTTTTTCATGGCCTACTGTAGGAGGATTCATTCTACCAAATGTGATAACCGCGGTTCCTGAAACAGCCTCTTTTATTGTAGGTTCAGTATCTACAAATTTATCAGCATCGAACGATGCTTTTGAATCTTTAGCAACAATGCCACGACCTGTGTCTTGGTCTTTAGATGAATCTTTGCGCTTTTTAATTTTTTTATTCTCTTTATCCTTTACTTTATCGACATCATTATAGTCGTCAATAGAAGCCGCGGCTTGAGATGTAATATCTTTATCTTCTTTTTCAATTAAGCGTGACATTCGTTTTTCCTAAAATTAAATTTGCTAGTATGTTTATTTATAATATTTAGCAAAGGACTCTATAAATTCGTAGTTTCTATGTGCAGAACCATTCCAAATGGTAGATTCTCTTAACCAACCAATAGCAGGTGTTGGAGACATAATTGCTAAAGGTAATGCGGTTCTTCTCTGACCTCGAATAAAATAGGCATTATCAACCGCGCCTAAAATACCTTTTTCTTCAATTTCATTTACAAGAAATTGTGCTGTCTTTTTTGTCATCATATATGCATGTGCGCCTTCATGACCATTAATACGATATAATTTTCTTGGTTCGTTATCTCTTGCATCAAATGCTTTATAGTTTTCTATATCAGGCACTTTATATCCAAGCGTAATAAGAATACCATCTGGAACATCTATATCAGGTTTATAATACATAACTGCATCATGTTCTAATACAATACCAACATCGTCAGGCCCGTCGGCAATCTTTTTCCATATTGCTCCATGTCCTGCTGAACATACATTTGCTTTTTGATGATCCGTTGGATGTTCAACATGCAACATTGGTTCAAAGAACTTCATCTTAATACCAGTTTCACACCAAGCCATACGACCTGTGCAATTAGACCATCCTATGAAATACTCCCAATCCAAATTAATTGCATCGCAAGATTCTGCGCAAACTTCTGCGTACTTATGGGATAAAGGATGGTCGTGTTTTAAAATATATGCCTTCATTTTTCCAATTTATTTGTCATCTTTTCGTATACTTCAAAATCCAATTTAAAATGATTTCGTAAACTGTTCATAACCTGATCATCAAATTGTATTTCTGCTTCTCTATCTTTTCTAAATCCTGATTTATGAGTTGGCATAGGATGTTTAATTGCTACTCCAATATCATTCATAAAATCCATAAGGTGTTCATCTAGATTTTGATATAACCAAAACTCTCCATGTAATCTTCCTTCGTACATTAAAAGGTCAGTTTGTTTTAACATTGTATTATATTCTCTACGTAAAGAATATCCATCAGGGGAAAATGATTTGTATTCTTCAAGTGTGGCAACTGTGTTTGGTGCCCACCATTTTTTCATAAAGTAATAAAAACTTTTTTGTCTATCTACAGGATTTCTTAATACACTAATACAACGATAGTTTTTAATAATATCAGGTGTAATAACTTTTTCACGTATCAAATCATTTAAACTAAAATGAAAATACTTGAAAGGTCGATTACGATTTACAATTGCTTCATCAAGCGTTCCTGGAATTCCTGTGTCATCAATCTCTGTATAGATTGCGTCTGGGTCATCGATGTTTTTAATTAGAAACTCTGACAGGCTACTACTTCCTGTCTTTGGAGTTCTTAATACTAAAAATTTATATTTGTGTGACAAATACATTCATTACACTCCTTGTGAATAATCTTTTAACCAAGGCATGCCGCCATCAAGTGCGGTTGAGCCCCAATGTTGTTCTGCGTAAACTTTATCAGGACCACTATATCTTGGCCACCCATGTCGATACCATTGTGGTATAAAGTAATGTGATGGAAAGATATGCAGTTTATCTCTATGATAATCTAATATCCTTGCCAAGAAAAAGTTTCCTGTGGATTCATGCGGCTTTTCATTCAATTGATTTGGTTTCAATTGATGTAAGTTTCTTAATATTAAATCCAAGAATTTGTTTCCTGGGTTTGCTGCCATAATTGGAGATATTGATTTTGGCAATACAGATTCACATTCATATACTGTATATGCTAAGTTAGGATCCTGAACAAACAACTCTTCAACGTTGTGTAAACATTCTGAATCTGCTTCAGGCCAAAATCCACCTCTTTCATAAATTAACTCATAACGAATTAAATCAGCAACTCCTGCCCAAGTCCTACGACGATAATATTCTTCAATAAGATGTTGATTATACCATTTACGATTATGAAGCATCTCATCTGTAAAAATGCTATATTCCCAATCAGGATGTTTTTCTTTCCAAGTATTCATCCACTTTAATGGCGGTGCCTTTGGACCAATCCATATATGGGTCATCTTCTTTTCAATATTCATAATCGTTGTATATACCTCATTGCCGCTCGAGCATTATCTTCCGATTCTAATTTTATATATTGAATATTTAAGAGTTCAAATTGATTCACAATTGCAGCATCAATTTCTAAACATTCTTCAAAGTCTTGAGCTCGTCCATTTTGTTCAAACTCATCAGGCCGCGTTAACATAAAGTTAATATTACGCTTATATAAATTATAACACTCTAAAGCCATCTTATCAATTATATCAGAATAAATTGGTTCACCATAACGACCTCGATATATTGGACTTAAAAGAACTGGGCTATCAGTAATAACATAATCTACTTTATCTGACAATCGTAATATCTTTCGATGTTGATGTCCTAATACCCAAAGTTGGTCTGCAAGCATTGGAAAGTTTCCTTCCCATACACATTCTTTAGCAAACTCATCTGTAAGCTCAACATTATATCCTGCGATTTTCATATTGTAAAATAGACCTGCAGCTGCAGTAGATTTTCCTGATCCTGGTCCTCCATAAAAATTAATAACGGTCACGTCTTTTTTCATTTTAAAATAAATCTCTCTTGAGTAAAAAATTTTTGTTTTGCGTATTGTTCTTCAAATTTAAAATTGTGTCGATAAAAACTATCATATCTATTTTCATCAACTGTATTTTCTTTTGCGGAAAATGTTTTTGTTTCTTTAAAATCAAATCCGTAGACAGTTACATATTTTGGATTATATTCATTAAGTAAATATAAACATATTAAACCTGCGGATGGATTTCCTAATTCTTTTTTACATCTCTGTTTTATATCTAGACCAAACTCAGTTTTATTTAACTCAAATCCTTTATCAGCTGTTGAGCCTATTAAATTTAATTTGTGATATTTGCCTTTATAGAAAAACTCATCTGTTCTTGGTCCTCTATATTGTGGTTGAGACGTAATAAATCTATATTCATCCCAAAGAGCCCAAATGGTATTTTTGGTTCCATGTGTAAGACGAGTATTATCGTAATAAATTGCTGTGTCGTTGATTCTTATAACGACTTGATGATCATCTATTTCACTTCCATATTGATAATCAAATAAACTTTGCGCATTTCCAACTAATGCGACCGTTTTATTATCAATTAACTTATTAAACACCATAACATATATTATAACAAACTTAGGAGGTTATGTCAACTATTTAAGCAGGATTATCAATTAAGATTAAATCAAATGCTGCTGTTACTCTTGCGTTATTTGAACGAACTGTTGCTCTAACATCAATATCAGTTTTTTCTGGCATTTGAAGTGGAACAGCAAATTCATATGTATATGGTCCACCAACACCAGCAACCTCAGCAGTATGACCAATTCTAAATGCACCTACTCCGCCATAACGAACAAACATATCAATTGTTGCGTCAGCGTTAGCAGCACAAGTAGCTGTGCCTTTTGTTAGGTA